AGAAACGGCCGGCCACCTCGTTGCACGCGTCGGGCTTGCAGCTGCGCGTCTGGGCGTGAATCAAATTCATGTTCACCGCGGCCGAAATGGAGGCGCACCGCGCTCACGCCATGTGGTGGCGTGAGTTGTGGTGGAGTGCGATCGAGGCCAGGACCCGGGCGCCGGTGCTCGCGGAGGAGGCGGCGCCTACGTTCGTGGTGCTGGTGCCCGGACATGAAATTGATTCAGATTCTACGACGGGGCGGGTGCGGGATGTGGTCAGGGCGGCCAGGGCACATGGCTGGGCGGTGCGCGTCGTCAGATCCTGTCACGCAGACGTGAAAGGATTTCATGAAGTGGTTACCGTCCGGTACCGTCGCCCAGATTTGGGCTGGGTCCGCGGCGAGCGCGGCTATGGCGCCTGGCAGGACGGTCGGTTTCTGCGGGCGCTGCTGGTGCACCCCGGTGGACGGTGGGAGATACTGGGCTGGGCCAGAGCGGGCGGCAAGCGGGCTCTACTCGACGTGATCGAGGGCGTGCGCGCATAATCGTGGCCATGACCGTGCCTGAGCTCGTAACGACATCGCTGCCAGTGGTGCACATCGCTCAGGCCACCATCACGGTAAACGTGACCATCGGCGCCGACACGGCTACCGTGCTGTCCGCCATATCTGATTTAGGAGAGCAGATGAGCCAGGCATTTGACACGGCGGGCGCGGCACTCGACGCGGTCGCCGGAAACGTCACCGAGCTGCAGGCCGCCGAGGCTGAGGACCGCGCCGCCGCCACCGCCGCTCGCGCGGCGTTCGACGCCCTCGCCGCTGAGGTGCGCGCCTTCATCGCCGGCCTTCCGCCGGCCGGCGGCACGCTGAGTGCCGAGGACTCCGCCAAGGCTGAGGCCATCGTCGCCTCACTCGACGCCTCCACCGTGGCCGAGGGCACCGAGGCGGCCGGCGAGACGGCGCAGGCTGCCGATGAGGCCGCGCTTCAGGCCGAGGTAGAGGGCGCGTAACAACTCCTGCTAGGCTCGCGGTGCTGCGAGGCATGGCCCAAGAGCAGGGCAAAAGTGTGATCCCCGGGGGGATTCCACAGGGCGCCCCTGCTCTTGGGCCGTCTGCGTGTGTTGATCTTAAGGCGGTAGTCTTATGATGACCTTATGGGCGGTCCGGTGGACGGAAAGGCGACGCGCGGCGGCGGTGCGGCTGCTGCGCGGGCCGAGCGCAACGCCCGAATTTGGACCAGGTCTATCGAGGGCTGGTCGCAAGCTGAGATCGCCAAGGCCGAGGGCCTGACCCAGGCGCGGATCTGCCAGCTGATCACCGAGGCGGCCAAGGCCATCACTAGGCCGCCGGCCGAGGCGCTGATCGCCCAGGAGAACGCCAAGCTGACCGCTCGCGAGCAGGACTGCCTGCGGGTGCTGCGGGCGCGTCACGTCCTGGTGCGCGGTGATGGCGTGGTGCTCCAATATGTGATCAACGACGATGGCAAGGTCGAGCTCAACCCCGCCACGGGCGAGCCGATGATGCGCGAGCTCGAAGACGATGCGCCGGTGCTGTCCGCCGTGGCCACGCTCCTGAAGATCTACGAGCGCCGGGCAAAGCTGAACGGGTACGACGCTCCGACGAAGGTCGAGCAGACCACCTATGACTATCGGGTGAACGGCGTCGAGGTGGTCGATGGCGCCCCCGGCAAGCTGGCTTAGCCGCCGTTGACGCGTCACTAGGTGCGCCCTTAGGCTGAGCGTGTGACGTGGCTCGACGACAACGCCGATAGCTTCCGGATCTACGCCGGCGCCGACTGGTCATGGTTCACCATGCGCCAGCGCCTGTGTGTGGCCGCAGTGGCGACCTACCTACTGACCATGGCCGCGCTGGAGAGCCGTGGCGAGTAGGCGTGCCGGGGCCGGCCAGACGCAATATCACGAGTACACCCCGCGCGGTGTGCTGCGGGATCTGTTCGACCGCTGTGAGCCCGAGATCGTCATAGCCGGCCCGGCCGGTACGGGCAAGTCGATGGCCTGCCTCGAGCAGCTGCACCTGGCCGCCCTGGCCAAGCCCGGCATGCGTGGGCTCATCGTGCGCAAGACGCTCGTTTCGCTGGGCTCGACCGCCCTGGTCACCTGGCGGGAGCGCGTCGTTAGAGAGGCCCTGCTGTCCGGCGTGGTGCGCTTCTATGGTGGCTCACCGCAGGAGTCGCCTCAGTACACCTACCGCAATGGCAGTGTCATCGTGATCGGTGGCATGGATCGGGCCATTCGGATCATGTCATCGGAATACGACATGATCTACGTGCAAGAGGCCACGGAGCTGTCCGAGGACGACTGGGAGGCGCTGACCACGCGCCTGCGTCACGGCGTGATGAAGGTGCAACAGATCATCGCCGACTGCAACCCGGGGCAGCCGACGCACTGGCTCAAAGCCCGCGCCGACCGCGGCGCCACGCTTATGCTGGAGAGCCGCCATGAGGACAACCCGACGCTGTTTGACACCGATGGCACTGTCACCGAGGCCGGCCAGAACTACATAGCCAAGCTGGACGCCCTGACCGGGGTGCGGTACCTGCGCCTGCGCCGGGGCATCTGGGCGGCGGCCGAGGGGCTTGTCTTCGACGACTACGATCCGGCCGTGCACCTGGTCGACCAGTTCGACATCCCCTACGAGTGGCCGCGTTACTGGTCGGTAGACTTCGGCTTCATTCACCCGTTCGTGTGCCAGTTCTGGGCGCTCGACCCGGACGGGCGGGCGTTTTTATACCGCGAGGTATACCGCTCGCGGCGCACCGTGGACCAGCACGCTGCCGACATCCTCGACGCCTGCACCGAGGCTGACCCCACCATGCTGGGGCCCACCGATGGACGCGCGCGCGAGCCGGCCTGGGTCGGGCGCTTCTGGTCCGAGCCGAAGCCCAGCGCGATCATCTGCGACCACGACGCCGAGGGGCGCGCCGTGCTGGAGCGCGAGTTAGGCATGTCGACCACCGCCGCGACCAAGTCGGTATTGGAGGGCATCCAGGCTGTCCAGACGCGCCTGCGCCCGGCCGGCGACGGAAAGGCGAGGATCTTTCTGGTTCGCGATGCGGTGGTCTATCGTGATCCTGAACTGGCGGACGCCAAGAAACCGTGCAGCACGACGGAGGAGATCCTCGGCTACGTCTGGGACACCGGCGGTGGGCGCAAGCCCAAAGAGGCGCCGCTGAAGCTCGACGATGACGGGTGTGACGCAATGCGGTATTTCGTGGCGGATCGCGACCTCGGCAGCCGGCCCGGGGTGCGGTTCCTGTAGAGAGGTCGGCGGATGGTTCGCAGCATGATCGGCGGAATGCAGCGGTACGCCGCGCAGCGTCGCAATACCGATCCGGTCATGTCCACCGTGCTGGACGTGGCCGGCCTCGCCATCTTCAGCTATGGGGCATGGCTGGTCTACCGGCCGGCCGGCTTCCTGGTCGGCGGCTTGGCTCTGCTCCTGCTCGGCTACCTCACCCGGCCGGCCGGTGCGCGATGACCACTCAGCGGATGTGCGTGGTCTACCGGACCAAGGCGCGCGATCTCAAGAGCGAATCGGAAAAGATCAACTATAACGACGGCGGCGAGCCCCAATTTGAGGCCGCGGTGTTCAGTGACGGGCGGGTTGCTCAGCGATGGCTCACCGCGTCGCGCTCGATGGTCTGGTGGGACAGCTGGGCGGATCTGTGCACCGTGCACATCTACGCTCACCCCGATTACGGCACCCGCATCGACTGGTCCGACGGAAGGATTGAGCACCTATGACGGCTGTTGCTTTCATCCTCGGCCTGGTGATCGGCGCCGGCGTGACCTGGGCTGCGTTCGCCTCGGCGATCAAAGAGCAGGGCCGGCGCAACGCCCTCAAGGCCCAGCAGTGAAGCGGCTCAATTGTCCCGACGTGCGGCGATGTGAGGCGGGGTCATGAGGTCGGTCATCGGCACGATCCGCAACAATCCGCCTATCGCCTACGTGCCGCGGGTCCAGGTCGCCTGGCCATGGCAGCAGCGCAACAACGCAGAGCGCGAGATGGCCGCCTTTGGGCGCAACGGGGATCTGTTCGCCATCGTCTCGCGGCTGGCCAACTCGGTGAGTCAGGTCGACTGGAAGCTGTATCGCACCAGTAAGACGGGCGAAGAGGCCGACCGCGTCGAGGTGCTCGACCACCAGGCGCTTCGGGTGTGGAACAAACCTAACGATTTCTTCACCCGCCAGGAGTACGTCGAGACGGTAGAGCAGCACATCGAGCTGGTCGGCGAGGGCTGGAATATCATTGCCTACGCCTCCAAGGCGGCCTCGATCCCGATGGAGCTGTGGCCGGTGCGGCCCGACCGCATGGCGCCCGTCCCCTCGCCAGAGGAGTACATCCAGGGGTACATGTACACCGGGCCCAACGGCGAGCAGGTGCCGCTGGGACGCGATGACGTCGGCTTCATCCGTTGCCCCAACCCGCTGGACTTCTACCGCGGCCTGGGCCCGGTGCAGGCGCTGCTGGTCGACCTCGACGCTGCCCGCTACAGCGCTGAGTGGAACCGAAACTTTTTCATCAACGAGGCCACGCCCGGCGGCGTCATCCAAATGGAGCAGAGCCTGTCTGATCCGGAGTGGGAAAGATTTACCACCCGGTGGCGGGAGAGCCACCAGGGCGTGAGCAACGCTCACCGGGTAGCCGTCCTCGAAGGCGGCGCCAAGTGGGTAGACGCCAGCTACAGCATGCGGGACATGCAGTTCGCCGAGCTGGCCCAGGTGTCCACCGACAAGCTGCAGCGCGCCTACGGCATCCCGAAGTTTCTGCTTGGCGAGGTCGGCGACGTCAACCGCGCCACGGCCGAGGCCAGCGCGGTCATGTACGCCCAGTGGCTGCTGGTGCCGCGCCTCGAGCGCTGGAAGGGCTTTCTCAATAACGACTTTCTGCCGCGCTTCGGCCCGTCCGGCAAGGGCGTTGAGTTTGACTACTGCTCCCCGATCCCGCCCGACGACGCCGCCGAGCTCGCGGCGATGGCCGCCAAGGCCGCCGCCGCCAAGATCTACGTTGAGATGGGCGTCACCTTCGAGAGCGTGCAAGAGGGCCTCGACCTGCCCGACGCGCTGGTCTGGGAGAAGCCAGAGCCGCCGCCAGCGCCCATCATGGCACCCCCTCCGCCCGGCCAGGACGGCAACGCCCCGCCGCCGCCGAACGCGCCGCCGGCCAAGGGCCAGCCACCGGGGACCGGCGAGGGTAGCGACGCGCAGCAGGCCGACGCCACCAACTGGCGGCGGGTCAGCATGGCCCTGCTCGACACGATGCGCATGCGAGATGAGGCGCGGGCGCGCGATGATGCCGCATCGGGCGGCGTTCAGTTTCAGTACGACGACTGACCCGCTCGACCGCACCTACAAGCGCGATAAGGACGGGCGGTTCGGCTCGGGCGACGGCTCGGGCAAGACGCCCGAGATGCTGCACGATGACGAAGCGACCATAAAGGGCGTATATAACTATACGGACGAAGCGACCGGCCTGAGTACGCGCGTCGACTCGATCCGCAGCAACGGGCCAGGCTTCTCCACCTACGTCAGCGGCTCTATCCTCGACCGCGGCGGCAACGTCGTGGGCGGCTTCGAGCGTGATATTCGGCCGGCTGATCAGAAGACAGTCAGCCATGGCGGGCTGGTGCTGGAGGGGGCGCACCAGGGGCAGGGTTTCGCCACCCGCTATA